CCGCGACGGGGTTGGTCTGGTCGGCGATCGCGGCGAGGGCCGGCGCGAGCGTCCCGGTGCTGCCCGCCTTGGCGACGGCGGCGCGCACGTCGGTAACCAGCACCAGCTCGCCCTCGGGGAAGGCGGCGTCGAGTGCGTCCTCGGCAGGGCCTGCGACGGCGCCGGCGGTGGCGACAAGGCCGATGATGGCAAGGCTGGACGCGACGATGGCGCGGGTACCGGTGACGGGTTCGTTGAGCTTGATTCCATGCATGGCGCGATTCCTATGCAGTCAGGGGGATGGCGAGGCGGG